TGAGTTGGACCGTGAGCGGAATCCCGAGTGCTGCGAGGCGGGCCCAAAGCTTGCCCGGAACCCTCAGCTTGAACGGCTTGCCGTTGTCGTCGCGGACGGCTGTGCCGTCCGCGGCATTCATGGCGACAACCCAACGCTTCGGACGGTCATCCTTGACCGAATCGAAAGCGCCCAAACCGGAAAGGGGAAACGGCCCGTTGGCCGTGATGAAAGCGCGGGCTGCCTGGAGGCCGCGGTCGGTGAGAGTGTACTTACCCTCACCCTTCACGATGTCGTCTCCCTCGGATTGCTGGACTGCAAGCCCAAGGATTGCGGCCGGAACCTTCCAGCCGGACGGTTGCTGAATCATCTTGCTGATCGTTTGGTTGGTGGACTTCTTGACGTTCGTGGCGCAACGCGGGGGAACGTTCACGCTAGCGGCAAGGTGTGCCACAAGCGCGAACAGGCGCTCACTGAGTGCCGTCCTGTTTTTGGTGTCCCTCGCTTGATCGGCACTGCACGTTATGTCGATCATTCCGCGGTAGGTGCGGTCCAGGGTGTAGCGGGGTGCAACCTTCAAGGTGCGCGTCTTGTTGGGGTCGGGTTGACCCGTCTTGAAGTCCAGGCCCAACGCGGTGGCTGTCTCACCGCTCAAAGGCGCGATGATGAAGCATGGAAGCTTCAAGTCCTTGAAGGTCACGGTGCCGTCTTCGGCCTTTGACTTCAGGCGAAGCCTGGGGCCCTTGGGGTTCGCAACCAAGGAGACATGGAAGTCCGGGATGACTTTCCCGGCCGCGGCCAAAGCCGCAACCATGTGCTTCACCAAGGCGTTGAGCCACGCGCCAACGGCGGCGGTAACCTTCACGACGGGATCGGGAACGACGGGATCAACGGCAACGCCCGAGGAATCCTCGGGACTGGTGTTGACTGTGTTGTCCATGTCGAATTGTCCTTGTTGCCTCGTTCCTCTCTCTACTCCCGCAAGCGGAGACGCTTGACAGCGTCTCCGGTTGAACGGCTTGGGCCGGGGTGCCCGGAATCAGGCACCTTGGGTTCAAGGTCTCACTTGCGAATGGGCGTGAGGCATCGGGAAAATTTCCCGATGAGCCAGGGACCGGCGAGGACTGCCAGTTGAATGGCTGCCACGCCAGCTAGGACCGCTGTAGAAAGGTCCACGATGGCTCAGGACGGGCGCGAGCGCGCGAGTCGGGGTGTTGGGTCGTCGTTGGGGAACGTCATCTCTTGGGGGAGCCGGGAGGCGCGGGGCCCTTCGGCTTCTAGTTCAAGACGGATACGCGCCACACGAGCCTCTGCATCGTTGGCAGAGGCTAGGTCGATAGCCAAGTCAACCTTTGAGGGTTGCAGGCCAACGGGCAGGCCAGCGGCCTTGATTCGAGTCAGGGCCTCCAGCGTCAGTGTCGCTGGATAGTCGGCCCGCGGGATGGAGACGCGCTTGGAGTAGCCCATTCACGGGTGCCAAACAGAGAACGTGTCTTCGATAACGTCGGCTTCGGACACGTCGGCGAGTTGTTTGTCTCGGAAGCGTGCGGCATTCATGATGATCGCAAACAACTCTGAAAGAGTGATGTGTCGCTCCTGGCCGTCGTCGGTCGTGAGCCGCACGTCAATGCGCGGCATCACTTGATCCCAAGGGATGCGAGGTAGCGCCTGTGGTCAACGCGCAGCGTTGCATCATTGGAGTAGCGGTTCAGGCGGACTAGCCTCCTGGCCGTGAGCGCCGCGACGTGCGCGGCAACCGGAATGGCAACGGGACACGTTCCTTCGGCGAGCCAAACTAGCTCGCGCAGAAGCGCATCCCGATACAGAGCAATCAATCGAGGCATTGTGAAGTGCTCCCAACGACTGCGCCAAACGGGCGCAGTCGGCAAAGGCTTGCGGGAGCGGAGAGAGAAACGAGGCGAAAAAGAAGGGCCTAGCTGGCCGCGCCATCATGAGCCCCAGACACCCCGTACCAGGGGGCGCCCCTCACTCATGACCGGCCGCGGTGCCAGTCCTTCTGTCGGTAGGTTGAAAAGATCCGCAAGCGGGGCCTGCTCCGATTCGGGCTAACTGCGCCCCGCCGTCTAGTGCGATTCAACGTCTGGTCCTACGCTCCAATCGTCTCATGGGTGTCAAGCTTTTTCTAGGGGGCCATTCTGCCCCGTCGATAAAGGGCCAAATGGGAGCGGAAACGAGCGCTCCCATCCCCTCCTGGTCCACGTCTCACACACCAATCGAGGGAAGTGAGACCCTACCGGCGGGCCAGACAGCCCGCCGGTTTTCCACAAGTAGTCATCTATTCAGCGCCGCAATGTACAGGCATGAACCATATCCTCACCTAGGCGCATGGTTGCATGCCATTCTTTTGCAGTCAACTTTACAATGTGGCTGAATAGTACAGCGCTGAATGATCTAGCACTGAATGGTACAGCTATGTAGTAGTTGTTCGCCCGAAGGGCGTCGGTTGTCCGAAGGGGGCTCCCCCCGGGCCCGGACGAACGAAGTGAGTGGTTTGGGACATGGTGATTTTAATTTTTTCTAAAATCCATCAGCATTTAGGGGCATTCTCCACAGCCCTTTACGGCGAGCAAAGCGAGCCGCCTCCTCAACCCCGCCCTACCGCCCTACTATGGATGGGGGCCCCCAACGATGGCCCCACTCCATATGGGGGTCCTATTAGAGGTTTGCCAGGATCATCTGGTCTAAAGTCTTCGAAATGGAGAGGCCAGTCCTTTTACTCTCACTTCGTAGCTTTTCATTAGCTTCAGGAGAGATCAAAGCCGAAATGGCGAATTTCTTTCCAACTTTCCATCCAACTTGATCTCCTTCCTCCGCCTTCTCCGACCGCAGTCTTTCAATAGCCTTCTTTCCTTCTGCCATCAGTGCTTCATCAAATTGCATTATACAGCTCCTTTATACTGTACAATAACTATATCACGCCATTCCTTTGGCTGTCAAGCCTTTTCTTGTGTCCGGTTGAAGGTGTGCCCTTCAAAAAGGGCACACACCGGATTTCACAATATAGATGATATTAATAGGACTTGGAAAGTTTCATACAACCCACTTCAACTTCTTGATCCTTCTCGATTTAGCCACTCCATAACACTTCAGAAAAAACACCCCCTACCATACAACAAATCCCATACAACTCCTATCTCACTCATTCTTCTCACCCTTCTCGCAAACCTTTTCTACCTATAGTATTTCCCCTTGACACCCCACTATCTGATGTGGTATTATTCTCTTTGTGCAGTCCGTAGTCGCCCTCAGCCTCCCTGTTGTGATGCAGCTACTCCACTGGAGGACGCTGTGAGGCAAACTCCCCCTCTCCCCGGGGTCATCACACTCCCCTCCACAGGGAGGTTCCCTCCTCCGGCTACGGACTGCATGACGTGCTTTTCCTGCGGGGAGGCGCTCAAAAACCTAGGGCACTGCAAAACGGTCTGCATGGTCTGTGGCTTCTTCAGTGGATGCAGCGATCCTTAGATGGGATTCTTCGGACCATCGACTGAAGATAGGGCAGCCAAGGCCCTTGAACGCATCGCCACGGCGCTCGAAGTCCTAGCTCGCACCTCCGACATTTATCCATCAGGTGAAGACGTCTCCTCCGTCACTTATGTGAATGATGCAGTGGAAGCGCAGAAGGAGGCCATCCGCGACGCATATTACTATCGCACGGGAAAACGGCTTGCGGATGACGAATCTCCCCCTCCCCACATCCCCAACATCGACGAGACATTTTGACCCAAAAGAAAGACGGTCCAGCTGCCCCAGACGAGAAAGCGATCCACAAGGCGTTGAAAATGAAAGGTGTCCCTGAAAATAGGATGCCTGCATTCGCGCGCGACGGGATTATCGCCAAATCCAAAAAGGACGCCTTGGGGCAGCTGGCCGTCCGTAACATTTCAGGGATGGTCTCCAACACCACCTCCCGCGTGATTAAAAGGTTCGAGGAATCCATAGGATCGCGAGAGGCGCTTGTCGAGCGCCTCGAAGCGGCGGAGGAGGAATTACGTCCCACCGAGAAATCGCTGCTGACTGGGTTGCGGGACCAACCACGCAAGAGCTTGGCCCGATTGATTGCCGAGACTGGCTGTTCCGCAGTTCGCATCATGAAGATGTATGTGGAAGGGACAAGAGTGCTAGGAGAGAACGATGCACTCGTCCTCGCCGCTCAGGAACAGCCTAACATAGTGAAAGATTTGATCCGCAATGCCCTGGACCATAAGGTGGTCTGCATGACCTGCGTCGGTTCAGGGAAGGTCAAAGAGCGCAAGAACGAAGTGGAAGAGCGGGCAATCTGCCCCCAATGTGGAGGGCAAGGCACCCGCTTTGCCACCATGGACCTCCGCCACAAAGAGTTCGCCATGTCCAAACTCATCGAGATGAATCGGCTCATCCCCAAGGAAAAGGGGCCAATGGTTGCGGTCCAACAAAACGTTGCCATTGCGGCAGGCAACGGAGGCGGTGCCTTCATGGAGCGAATCCTCAAAGCCTCAGACGAAGTCCTCTATGGAAAGATTCCCTCCAATGTGGTGGAAGCCGAAGTCATTGAAGAGTAATGTACTCCCAGAAAATCGTGGATCAGAATCGGGAGAGGTGGGAGAGGAGATTCGGTCCTCTAAGAGAATACACATTGGAAGAGTGCCGGGAATTTACTGCTCGGCTGCGGACATTGAATTGGCCAGAGGGAAAGTCGGAGGAAGTCATCACCTCCCTCCCAGAGGAAATCCAGCGCTACATCACAAACGAAATCGCCTTCTCCAAAATCTCTTTCAAGTATTGGCTTCAACGTTACTGCATCATCTTGGACGCGGCCAAGCGACTGAGCCCCCTAACCAACCTCTGGGAGGGACAAGAAAAACTCCTCACCCTCCTAGGTGATCTTGAGGAACGGAGTGCCAACGGCACTCCGTTCAAGGGCCAGATCATCATCCTCAAAGCTCGCCAGCTTGGGATCACTGCCATCTCCCAAGCCATCTGCGGGCATCAAGTCTTCCTCCAACCTCACACCCAAGCGGTCATCGCATCGGATCACCCTGACAATACGCTGAAGTTGTGGCAGACTCTCCTCAGGATGTATGATAATCTCCCACCTTGGATGCGGCCGGTGAGAGACGCCAAGCCCAAAGCAACTAACTTGCATCTCTCCGAACTGGACTCAGACATTGTGTATGGTTCGGGTAACCAGCATACTACCCTCGGCCAAGGAATGACCGTGGATGTGGCCCATTTGAGTGAGGTTTCAACCTGGATTCCTGAATGCACCATCGGCATCGACGCCGACTTGATGCCCGCTTTCAAGTCCTCCCAAAAACATCACACCCTCATGATGCTTGAGTCAACGGGATCCGGCGCCAAAGGGAATTGGTTCCATGACCTGTTCCAAGCTGCGGCCAAAAAGAAGAATTCCTTCTCCACCATCTTCATTCCCTGGTACTTGAGATCGGATTGGAAGGCCGATGCGACAGGAGTGACCCTCAAAGATGAGACATTGGAAATGGCATCCAGGGTCAAAAGTGAGACCGGAAAGTGGCTTTCCAAGGAGCAGTTGTGCTGGTGGCAGGCCACCAAGCAGGATTTCGAGTCCAAAGACCTAGTTGAGGTTTTCTACCAGGAATTCGCCTCCACTGTGGAAGAAGCCTTCCAAACTGGCTTCCGAAGCGTATTTTCCACCACTTTGCGAGTGAAATTGCGCGATAAAGTGAAGAAACCATGGAAAGTTTACAAGTGGAATAACATTTCTAAAACCTTCAAGGTCGTAGACCTTGAAGAGTGGTGGCTCTCTGAAGACAGCGAAAAGTGGGAAAATCACTTCATCGTGTGGGAAAACAAGAAGCCAGCCTTCCTTTACACAGTAGGAGTAGACGCATCACATGGGATCGAAGGTGGCGATAATTCTGCCATCGAAGTTCTTCGGGTGGGGAATCGCAAGTTCCCCGATGAGCAGGTTGCCGAATGGTGTGGAAACCTGGACCCGGTGGATCTGGCTGGTGTGGCGTGGAAGGTTGGTCATTTCTTTAACGCTGACGGGTTTCCGGCTAAAATGGCCGTTGAGGTGAATCCAGGAAGCCCCGGGGCAACGACCCAAGTGGAGTTAATTCGAAGGGGATATGGCAATTTCTACCGCTGGCAACGGCCCTTCCGAGCCGACAACCGCCCAACGATGGAAGTGGGATGGTGGACTACCCCCGGGACCCGCCCCTACCTCACTGAGGGAGGAGTCCACGCAATTAAGAATCAGGACCTAATCCTTAATAGCATCCCCTTCATCGGAGAGATGGCCACCTTTGTTGACACCGGAATTGGAAGGGGCAGAAAGATCCTCGAACATGCTCCAGGATGCCATGATGATAGGATCATGGCATTGTTCATCGCCCTAGAAGTGAGCCATCGTAATGACTACGGCAACATTGCTGAAGATAGAAGGAAGGCGACAGAGCAAAAACTCCAGCCCGCCGCGGAGGTGGTCCAATTTCAAGCCATGTCCCTGCCCCCAGAGGAACTCTGGCGCCAGTGGGAGGCAGATGTTGTGGACAGAATACTTGACTAATACCACCAGTTGTGGTACAATACTCGAAACCGAAAGGACTTCCTTAATAAAATGGCTGTAAGAACCCTCTCAATCCCTGACGAAGTGGATGCCGCCTACACGCGGCACAATCCCACCAATCCCTCCCGCGCGATGGCCACCCAACTTCAAAGATTCGCCGTCTACTCCCCTGGTGACCGCGAATTGATCATCCCTCCCGAGGTGATCAAAGAGCTTGAGCGCTTGGCTCAGCGAACTTTCGCCACCGCCGACTCTCTGCTAGTCTTCCTCAAGATGCTTCTGACGGTGGATGTGGAGGGAATCGAACTCACCCTGACTCCAGGTCAGAAGGCTCGGATGAAGCAGCGTGCCGACTTCTTCAAGCGCCCCTTCAATGATTTCGCCAAGGCTGAGATCAAAGAAGCCCTTGTGGGCCGACTTGGTGGATAATGGGATCCGACTCCGCCGACCTGATCAAGATCGTCACTGAGGTTGGTGGTGGCATTGGCGTCCTCTGGATTGCCTATCGTATCCTTCAATTGCTGCGTAATGGGAAGAATGGCAATGGCAATGGCAAAAAGGCAGGCGAACTTGATCCCGCTTTCTGGCAACTCGAATACCGGAAGATTCTAGCCGAAATTCTCGTCCCTGCCCTTGACCGACAAGAACAAATTCTTAGTGGTCTCCGGGATACAAATATGAACATTCGTGATGCACTCATGGAAATCAAGGGCGTTGTCGAGAGGTTGAAGTAATGCCATACGTAGGGATGTTCACAGAGACGGCGATCCAACATGCCATCGACCGAGCTGGTTCCCAGCTCGGTGACGGTCAATCCGGGATTGTAGTGCATCTTGACAGCAACAACGAGATTTCCGCCTCTGTCGTCAAGCGCTTTGGAAATGTCATCTCCGTAGAGGGAGCCGCAATCATGGACGTTTCCCACGGATTCAAATTCGACAAGGAGCACCTCGTCGTCGAGGGCAACTTGATCGTGAGGTTTTAGATGAACAAATTCGATAAGACCCAACAGCCTCGCTCTTATGATGTGGAGGAGTGGGGCCACAACAACGAGGGATGCTTCTCCTTCACCAGTGGCCGATTTATCCCCACGGAGGATGAAGGCGATTATGCCTTCCTTCAAGAGGGCATCACATGGCCTGGAAATATCCAAGATGATGTCAAGGACGAGAAGAAGGAGCGTTATTAAATGGTTTACGTGGGATTCGCAAAGCTCAAGGGGAAAATCGCCGCCTCTGGCGGAGCCAAGGATGCCGGCGCCATTGCGGCCTCAATTGGACGGAAGAAGTACGGCGCCCGGAAATTCAACCGTGCCGCAGCGGCTAGAAGGAAGCTAGGACCGTAATGCTGAAACAGACTTCAAATCTTCCAACGTGGATAGTTCCACAAATCACCTACTATCCTACCTTCTTCCAGTCGGATGTCTGTCCCCACTGCGGTTATTGCAGGCATTGTGGGCGTGGAGGAGGGCAGCAGCATTACCCCTACTTCCCCAATACCGCTGGTGGAATCTACTCCACCACCACCACTTGTACTCATTAAGGAAATTAAAATGCCTTTCGGTATGCCAGTCTCGGGCCAAGTTATTGATCGTGGCGTGAGTCGCAACTCCGGCTTTGTGAAGCCGACGAACGTAAAGTCTACTTTTGGTGCCGGTGCCCCCAAAATCGGCCGCGTCGCTCCTCGCAAAATCGGCCGCTTTTAGGTCGGCTCTTGCCTACCTACAACTGGGAATGTCAGGACTGTAAAGTCCTAGAAGAGGCCTACGTTCACTCATGGAGAGACACACGCGCCTGTGGCTCGTGTGGGCGTGACATGGAAAAAGTGTGGAGTCTTGGTGTCAAGCAGAGTGGTTACCAAGGCTATCCCTACGTCACCAAAAACATCACTGGACAGCCAGTCGAAGTCACATCTGCCGCACACGAACGGGATCTTTGTGCCCGTCATGGTGTGACGCCTCGTCCTGATGTGGCTTGGCTAGAGAAAAAGCATATGGGAATGGACTCCAAAGGCAATCCAATCTACAGAGAGGGCTCTGGAATGGGGTTACCCGGAGCATGGCATTAGATGGGAATCCCATCTGAACAGTATGAGCTAGGCGTTCTTGGCTGGGTGCAAGCCAGCGTTGGCGATGGTCTCTCCATCCTTCGGAGAGAGCGCGCCTTCAATGAGATGCCTAACGCCATCAAGTATGTGGAGGGGGATCAGATGCCCCTCCGTTCCAAGACGATCTCATCCATCACAGATAATCGGCTAAGGAAGATCCTTTTGGAGACGGTCAGCGCAATGACTGACGTCCGTCCGATCTGGAACTACGAAACCAATGACGCCAACTTCAAGCCGCAAGCTGCCATCCTCAGCAAGCTCTCTCGTTCTTGGTGGAAGAATTCCATCGCTGATCGAAAGCTTCAAACGATCCTCTCCTACTCCGGAGTGGGCGGAAGCGGCTATGGCTACCTGAAGTGGAATCCTGCCTTGCCGGGAAATGGGGATATTGAACTAATTCCTCTTGACCCTAGGAATGTAATCCCAATCGAGCCCATCTTCTCCGATACCATCCAAGACTGGAATGGCGTAATCATCCGGCAGAACCTACCAGTTGATACGGTCAAGCAGCTTTACCCGTTGAAGGCCTACAAAATCGGCCTCACCCGCGGATCCTGGATCGAGCCAATGGTCAAGGAAGGAGGTAGGATCTCCAACGTTCTAACGGCAGCTTGGACCTCTCTCACCCGAGGCGCCGAGGGCAAAACCACTTCCCTCCCCAACACAACCGATCTTTTCCACATCTACGTCAAAGATAACTCCATCCACACCGGACTTCTTCCCAAGGTTATGGGGGATCCCGGCTCAAACTACGGCTATATCGTCTTCCCGGTCGGGTCTAAAGACCCGACCGATGGCCACACTATCTCCGAGGAAGAGGCCAAACTCTACCCCAGAGGTCGCTACATCGTCTGCACAACCGATACAGTTTGCGAAGATGGCCCCAATCCCTACTGGCATGGCCTCTTCCCGCTGGTGAAATTCACCCTTGACCCTCTCCCACATCTCCTCCTAGGAACTAGCATGATTGGGGACTTGATCCCCCTACAGAATGCCCTGAATGAAGCCCTTAGAGGAGTTGAAGATGGAATGGCACAATGGTTGCGGCGTGGGGTGATTGCTGATCGAGGGGCACTAGCTAAGTCCACCTTGGATGCCATTGACACTCGGAAGGCTGGAATGAAGGCCTACCTGAACAATAACATTGGTGGTCAAGGCTTCCAGGTCGTAGATGGCCCCCAATACCCCGAATGGTACATGAAGATGCTCGACTACCTCAAAAATGAGATGGACGAGCTTTCCGGGACCAAGGGCCTTCAGCAGCTGGCTCAGATGAAGCAGATGCCATCCGCCGACACCCTTGAGAAGTACATGGATGCCCTTTCTCCACTCCTGAAGATCCGCTCTCGTTCCATGGAAGTCTCCCTTGGTGAACTGGCCGAGATGATGAAGGTCTGCTTCTTCCAATATTACGATGTGAAGCGGAGATTCGAGATCCTTGGTCCTGAGGGAGTGACCCTAGAAGACTTCGATTATGATCCTGGGTCGCTCGTGCCATCCGATCTACCCGGTGCTTCGCGCCGCGATAGGGCTCAAAAACATCACCGTAACTTCAAGTTCAATGTCGCTCCCAACACATTCTTGAATGTGTCCCACACTGAGCAGAAGATGCTCAACTTCCAAATGTTCAGAGCCAACATTCTTGATCCCTGGAGTTTGTGGGAAGGGATGGATGTCCCGAATGCAGGCAAGCCACCCGCCGAGAATGTGGTAGATCGTATCGTTGCCGCCCGGAAATTGGGCCTAATGCAAGGTCCTACCCCTGATCAAGTGGCCATGCAGCAAAAGCTCATGGAAATGCAGATGATGATGCAGATGCAGCAGATGGGGGCCGCTGCGATCCAAGGACAGATGGGTAACCCTGGAGGAGGAGGTCCTAGCGGACCTCCTCAGGGAGGTCCGCCTTCCAACTCTGGGGTGGGCCCTCAAGGCGGACGTCCCCCCTCAGGTGAGCACACTCCTCAAATGGTCCAGAAGGATGGCGGCACCCGATCCGTCGTAAGTGAGAGCGGTAGATGAGCGCGGTCATCAACGGCAAAGAGTATGTAGTTACTGCCACTGCCGTGAATCTGACCAGCATCCTTGGTTTGGGAAGGCAATTCTTCTCGATCATTTCTCTACGCGCGGGCGAGGCTAACGTAGGCACGACCTATATTGGTAAGAGCAATGTGACCGTCACTACGAATCGTCTTGGCTACCTCCTAAAGCAAGAATCCGTCTCCATCGACATGACCAAATCCTTCTTCAGCTCCGATGACATCTACATCATCGGCACGCCAGGGGACATCCTGCACGTTTGGTTCTGGTCGTAATGGGCATCGTCTACACCTCCCCAAAAAATCCTCCCAAGACCCACTTTGCCCGCCTGAGGCGGGCGTGGCGCCACTTCAAGGACAGGCTTCAGTTCTATGATTGGGTATGAAAGTCCGGCGGGAACCGGCGGTGGAGGTGGAATCACTGCCGTCAATGTCTCCGCCGGCACAACCTCCAACAACATGTCCGCCATCACTTTCGGCAATGCCGGAGGTGTTTCGTTTGGTCTGGCGGGATCCGTAGTCACAGCCGTTGGAGGGCCAAGTCCTGTCAATTTTTCGGCCGGCACCACGAGTAACAATCTTGGAACGGTGGTTTTTTCAAACTCGAATAGGGTTTCCTTTGGTCTCAATGGCTCTACAATTACGGCACAGCATGCCCTAAATTTCTCAGGCGGAACAACCAGCAATAACATCAGCGATCAGCTGATCTTTTCCAACTCCAACAACGTCAGTTTCGGCCTAAATGGCTCTACGCTGACTGCGACGGCCACAGTTGCTTCGACGCAGGCCAGCATCAATCTGTCAGCTGGCACAACTTCCAACCTTGCTTCCGCTTTTACTTTCTCCAACCTGAACGGGGTTAGCTTTGGGCTAAACGCGAGCACAATCACCGCGTCCCATAACGCCATCACCTCTCAGTCGAACCAACAGATGACGATGTTTGCTACCGGGAATACGACCCAAAGCAGCACTGGTACGACGAATGCTTCCTCTCTTATCTTCAATGGAGCAGGCAACGTCTCAGTCGGAATCACTGGTGGGTCGGTAGTTATCTCGGGCGGCACCGCTGCCGCTGCACCAGTCAACTTCAGTGCCGGCACCACCTCTAATAATCTTGGTAGTGTGGTTTTTTCTGATTCTAACGGCGTTTCTTGGGGTCTGAATGGATCGACCATCACCGCCTCAGTGGCTACTAGTCTCACCAACATCCGTATCTCGGCCGGGACGACAAGCAACCTTCTTTCGGCCGTCACCTTCTCCAACGCAACCGGAATTGATGCTATCCAGTTTGGGCTAAATGCCAGCACCATCACCGCCAGTGCTAGTAGAGCAACTTATTCATCTACAATGTGCGGGATGTGGCTAGGCGTCTTGTCCTCCTCTACGGTCAACCAGAACAGCCTATTCTTGTACCCCCACATTCTAGAAGACTACCTGACCTGTGCTGTTGTGAAGATTCCTCTTGCCCTTACCAATTCGTCCAGCGCCACAGCTAGTTGTCAGAACGGATGGACCGTAAACTTTGCAATCTATACTAGGAATGCCACAAATAGCACAGTCCTGACACAGCATTATTCTACAACATATACAATGGGAGTGTCGCACAATTCAAACGCCTCCTGGATGCTGTCACTCATCACTGCGGTGGGTAATTCAACTTCCTATTCCACCCTCTCCGCATCTTCACTCGGGATAAACCTCTCTTCCTCACTACATGGTGTTCGTGAAATCATCCTGCCAATGTCTAGCCTCTTTACTCCTGGTGAGTATTGGATGGGATACCTTCATAGCACTTCTTCTGCCGGAGCCGCTGGTAGTGTTTTGCGAATCAGTAATGTTATATACGTAAGCAACTCTGGTAACAGGGTTGGCCTTGCAACAAATGTTAGCTCTCCCGGTCTTGGTCAGAATATTGGCCAAGGAGTCTACTCGGCCTCGACGGCATCACCTCCGGCAGGAATCTCATTTACTCAAATCAATGCTGCTGCCATCGCTATTCCAGTTTTCTTTTTAAGTGCAACCGCATAATGGCCTACATAAACAGACCATCGTACATACTCCCAATTTCGGCCGCATCACACAGTCCGGCTGCATCCACCACATACTATATTGGTGATTCTCAGATTGCACCAGGAATCACAGACTCTCTCAGAAGGAGGTATGTTCCGATGACCTCCTCTGTGCAGTTTGTGAACCTACATGCCCTTATAAGCATTACGCCAGGAAGCGCGGAACAGGGATCTATCTATCTTCGCGTAAATAGCACCACTGACTATTTGATTAGTTCTACAATGCAGTGGAATGCTACCTTTAATTATGCCTACAACATCCCACCACTGATGACGGACGAGATCACACCATTTGACTACATTGAAATAAAGATAGTAACACCAGCTTGGCTTACCCCACCAACTGGTGTTTTATATTGGGGTTCCATAGCCTTCGCATCAGGAGTTTGATATGAAATTGAAGTTGTTAGTCCTGTTAGCTGCACTTTTTGGTTTTGCTAATTTCACATCGGCACAGATTGTTTGGGACGGCAATCAGATCCTTGGCAGTACGACTGGTGGATTTCTCGCTGCCGGAACAGTCATGGCCGACACTGGAGTAATGCTCTCCGGCGACACTGGCGATCACAAGCCAGGGAATTGGGCCGTAATCTTCAAGTGCGCCGGGTTGCCAGTCTGCACCAGTAACTGTGGAGGGACTGGGACTCCAGTTTATGTCGGTGGCGCAGGAGTCTATACATTCGAGAAGTACAATGCTGGTGGTGTACTAAAACTCCAAGTCCTAGCCCATCCAACCACCAACCATGACGATCTTCAGAGCATCCCGCCATTTGCTTTGGCCGTTGGGGAAGGACTCAGAATCAAGACGCTGGTGCCACTGCAAGGTTTGATGTCCTGTTCGATCTGGCGTTATTGGGTTGTTATGTAATGACTCTCATCGTCCAAGATTTCGGAGGAGTCCATAATTCGCGGGGCAATACAAGCGCCCGCTTGCTCAAGGGTGGCTCATGGAAGCGTCAGCGAATCGTGGTCATCTTGCCTGCCGCAGATATGATCCCGGCCAAGGTTGCCCTCTCCCACTGGAATCTCGCCTTCCCGCCCAACAACGGGGTATGTCGAATCTTGGCCCAAGGCATGGAAGTTGGGGATGCCTACTCCAGCGCAGTGGAGCAAATTTTGGCCCATCCTGACCTAAAGGACTGGGAATACATCCTGACCATTGAACATGATAACATGCCCCCTTCGGATGGGGTGTTGAAACTCTGTGAGCAGATGGAAGCGCATCCGGAATACGCGTGTATTGGTGGACTCTACTTCACAAAAGGAGAGGGAGGAGTGGCACAAATCTGGGGAGACGTGCGCGATCCTGTCATGAATTTTCGGCCACAGGTTCCGACAGACGGCTTGGTCGAATGCTGTGGTACTGGGATGGGCTTCAACTTATGGCGAACAACAACTTTCAAGGACCCCAAGTTGCGCAAACCATGGTTCGTAACGCAGACCAAGAATGGATTGGCCACTCAAGATTTGTATTTCTGGAGTAACGCCCGCCAGAATGGATACCGCTGCGCGGTTGATTGCTCGGTGAAAGTAGGCCACCTAGATTCGTCCACGGATATAGTTTGGTGAAGAAGAAAGTAGCAGCAAAGCCACTTTTGAAGTTGGATTTTGGGGCCGGTCCGCACACCAAGGATGGCTTCGAAGGCGTAGACATTTTGCCATTCGGGCAAAAGTGGACGGCAGACTTGCGTCAACCGTGGCCTTGGAAGAGTGAATCGGTAGAGGAGGCCCACGCCTCCCATTTCGTAGAGCATCTCACCGGCCCAGAGCGAATTCACTTTGTGAATGAACTCTACCGTGTTCTCATCCCAGGCGGGAAGTGCCAGATCATCGTCCCTCATTGGGCCTCTTGCCGAGCCTATGGGGACTTGACTCACCAGTGGCCACCCGTCTCCGAGTTCTGGTTCTACTACCTGAACAAAGAATGGCGGGGCGCTAACGCGCCCCACAACGACGGCTACAATTGTGATTTCGAGGCCACTTGGGGCTACTCACTCCATCCTCTGATCAACCCTCGCAACACCGAATATCAGCAGCATGCCATTCAATTCTGGAAGGAAGCCGCGCAGGACATTATTGCCACTCTCATCAAGAAGTAGTGGTTCTGCTTGACATAGACCACAAGATGTGGTATACTGGACCTTAACGATGCCAAGTGTCTCTTCGCGCCAGCAAAGATTTATGGGCATGGACTATGCCCGTGCAAAGGCCGGCAAGAAAACCCGCACCGGCATGAATATTCGTCAACTGCGCGACTTCGCGCGAAAATCCGGGCGCTAGCCCGAGGAGTAGAAATGGCTGAAAAGGGTAGTCCCACGACTCCACCCAATATCCAGACTCCTTTCCAGAATGCCGTCGTGTGGCAGCATGGGAAGGGGAACAAGAACGGTGTGGACCAAACCAAGGGCTCCGGCCCCGGTAAGCAAGAGCGCGGAAGCTAATGGCATCGCCAATCAGCCCCTCGATGATGGGTGGGCCTCCCAACGCGCCACCCACAGACCCAACCCTCTCGGCCATTCCGATGGGAGGGGCTGGGCAAGGCCCAGCCCCTGGTCAGATCGGTGCATTGGCTCCCCTCATTTACCAGATCGAACAACAGATCAAGACTGTCGCTAGGATCTTACCCGACCAGAGCCAAGCTCTGGATCAGATCGTGAGCGACCTACGAGACGTATTGGCTGCTGCCCTCCAAGGTGGAGGCGCACCGCCATCCCCAGTCCCTAATGCCGGACCTCCGCCTCCGGGTGGCGGATCTCCGTTCGGGGGAAACCAGTAATCGGAAGCGATTTGGGAAGGCCGTTAGGCTAAGCCCTTCGTAGTCCGGAAAGGTCAAACCAGTGTCGAAAAAGGAAGATACCGCATACCAGGAATGGATCGACGAGATCCGGACCAAACTCCCCGCAGAACTGCACACCAATCTAGACGCCCTTATTGGAACAGATGTCGGGAAGGAGATTTTCAGAGGTGGCCTCAGAGAGGCCGATTACTACAAGCGACTAAACGAGCACAACACAGCCAAGGCGAAATTCGAGAAGGATGTCAAGGAGCAGGCCGATTGGTTTGCTGTTGAGCAGCCCAAGAATGTAGCCCTCGTTGCAGAAGTGAATAAGCTCCGAAAGGACTTGCTCACTCACAAGGCTGAGTTGATCGCGGCCGGACTTGAAGTGCCCCCGGAAGTCACAAAAGCGGTTGACCAATCTCAAGGAGCGTCAGTGCAGAACAACAGCGATTTGGAGCAGATTAAGAGACAGTTGCAGTTCCTCGACAAGGCCCTTCCCCAAGTGATTGGGAAGGCCATGGCCCTGACAGCGCGGCTGACCAGGGAGAACTACAGCGTGGATCCTAATGCTGTATTCCAACACGCGGCGGAGAATGGCGTCGATCTCGATGCAGCTTTTGAAACCCTTACCGCAAACGAGCGCAATAAGCGCTCGGAAGTTAAGCGGGAGGAGGAAATCAAGGCTGCCAAAGAGGAGGGCGCTAGAGAAGCTCTGGCCAAACTTTCCGGGCCCGACCGAGCTATGAGACCCGCAGGACCCTCAGTCTTCGATACCATGAACGCACCCAAGGATACGGCGAATGCGCCGGTTTCTGATAAGAATGTGCGTCGTGATATTGGAGGCAAGGAGCTTGCTGAACTCTTCTATTCGGGTCCACAAACCTAACCCTTTAAGGAGTAAATAACGTGGCTTTTCTCGACCCCGTGAATACCATCGCAACCAAGAGAATCATTCCTGGTGTGGTGGATCTCGTGTTCAAGAGCGGCCCCCTGCTTGCGTTCCTGCGAAGAAATTGCCTTATGCGTTACGAAGGTGGTCCTTCTTGGCAGGAGAATTTCATAGAGTGTATGTGACCTTCAAGAGAAATCTTGACATGGAAAACCTTTTCTGATAGACTTGAAAGCTGAGATGGCTAACAAGGCGGAACCCGAGATCGACAGATCGCATAAAGTAGCGTGGGCTGCTGGCTTCATGGATGGCGAAGGCTCATTCATGATTGCAAAACAGACTACACGCGGTTATGGACAACTCTACGTTAGAGTTTCTGCTGATCAGGTTAGGCAAGGACCGTTAGAGGTTCTTGTCGAACTTTTCGGTGGACACATTTACAAAAGAGACACTCCAAACTATGGCATTACCTATTCGTGGGTAATCCAAAGTAACATTGCTGCGGTAGCAGTTCAAGAACTGCTACCTTATTTGGTGTTGAAGCAGAGACAAGGCGAAATTGTCCTTGAATTTCAGCAGCTAATAAAGCAAGGTAGAGGAGTGGAACATCTAGCGCGCAGAGAAGCCCTGCGTACTGAGATAATGTTTCTCAACAAAAAGCGTGTTCGTCGGGACCGTGACAGACTAAGCGAAGAGGCCCCTACCACGAAAGTGGAGGGTGATGCGATAGTCGGGACTCATGCAAATGACAAGCATGAGAGGGTGGAGGCAGTTCCACCCCTTTGTCTAAACTAGTTTTAGACATCGTAACAAGCCTCGGTACGGCATCCAAAATGTGGCACCCTACGCCCCGGGCGACACGTTCGATGTCTCGCAACAGCAGGTCGCCACTGGTGGGACTGTAACCCCCCGCTACTACAACGTTCCCGTCTCGGCTTATCTGGAGAAG